AAATAAACATACAATAAAATTTAAAATTAAATAAAAACTAAGACTTATGAACATTCAAGAACAGAACAAGTTTGAATTTTTACTTACACTAGACGGCAACATTATCTGCCAGCGATTTTTTAACGTTAAGGACTATAATCCTGATACCAGGAAGTCTATGAATCTGCATTATGAAGTAAAAAATATTTGTGAAGAAATTTCGGAAGATTTGAAAATAAAAAGTTCCGAATACCTAATCGAAAATCAAGGATTTTTTATGAATAACGATGTTGTGGAAGATCCTAAAGAGATGGAAGAACAGTATTTTTTATTGCAAATTAAGCAAGGTGACGATGTATTTATTTCAAGAATATTTGCTGCTCACTATTACCATCCAAAGGTTAGGTATGCTGTGGATATTCGACCAAAGTTGAGAAGAATTTTGGCAGATTTAACTGAAGTTTTGTCAGTAAGCGATCCAGAAACGACATATCTTCAGTACGAACTTTAATTTATTTTATTTTATAACTTATATATTTTATGACCGAGAAGAATTTTGGCCATTTAGGGCAAACGTATCAAATATCACTATTAAAAACTATTATAGAAGACCGAAAATTCGGTGAAACTATTGTTGAGGTCATAGATCAAAACTATTTTGATAATAATGGGTTCAAGTTCATTATGCAAAATATTAAGGAGTGTTATGAGAAATACGAAACACTACCTTCTTACACAGCATTAGAACAAAAGATATTGTCAGAAAGCGTTTCAGATACTGCTAGAACCGCTTTTATTGATACTATCAAGAACATACAAGAACATGTTATTGATCAGGGTGGAATTCCTTTAATTAAGGACAAAGCTATGAACTTCTGTAAGCAGCAAGTTCTTAAGAAAACCATCAAGAAAATAGAGGAGATAACAGCTAAGGGTGAATTTGAAGAGTATCACAAAATTGAGAAACTAATTCAAGATGCTCTACAAGTTGGTGTTAGTGATAACGATGTAGTAGACATCTTTGATAGTATTAGTTCAGCATTACAAGCTGACAATAGAAGACCGATACCAACAGGCGTTGTAGGTATTGACAATTTATTAGATGGCGGATTAGGGAGAGGTGAGCTTGGGGTGGTTTTAGCTCCAACCGGAACAGGTAAAACAACTTTATTGACTAAATTCTCTAACGAAGCTTTTAATCAAGGGTATAATGTTGTTCAAGTTTTCTTTGAAGATAATGTTAATAACATTAAACGAAAACATTTTACCATATGGACAGGCATTTCTCCAAAAGAACAACCATTACACGCAGAAGAGGTTGAAAAAATAGTTACTGAAAGAAAAAGTATTTCAACTGGCGAGCTTAGATTATTAAAACTGCCTAGTGATTCTGTTACTATTTCTGAAATTAAATCAAAATTAAGAAAGATGCAAGCAGATGGTTTTAGAGTAGATTTACTAACTTTGGACTATGTTGATTGTATCACTCCCGAGAAGACAAATTATAATGAAGAGTGGAAGGGAGATGGTGCAATCATGAGACAATTAGAAGCTATGACATCTGAATTTGATATCGCAATATGGACTGCTACTCAAGGTAATAGAGAATCTATTAAGAGCGAAGTAGTAACAACAGATCAAATGGGTGGATCTATCAAAAAGGCCCAAATTGGGCACGTTGTATTGTCTATTGGTAAAACAATTGAACAAAAAGAAATGAATCTTGCAACATTAACATTATTGAAATCCAGAATTGGTAAAGATGGTGTTGTATTCAATAACTGCAAATTCAATAACGAGTTTCTTGAAATTGATGTTGACCATCAGAATACTTTGCTTGGCTTTAAAACCGATAAGGAAGAAGAAGCAAAGCAGCGCAAGAACAAAATCTACAACGAATATCTAGCACAAAAAGAATTATTAAATAAATAAAAAAACAAACACTATGACCGAGAAGATTCTAGTTGACAATCCCGGACGCTTTGTCCTTTTCCCAATCGAGCACCATGACCTATGGAAGCTTTATAAACAACAAGAAGCATGTTTTTGGACTGCTGAAGAAATTGATTTAGGGCAAGACATTTATGACTGGGAGAATAAATTAAACGCAGACGAACAGCATTTCGTTAAACATGTATTAGCATTTTTTGCAGCATCTGATGGTATTGTTAATGAGAATATTGCAATGAATTTTGTTAACGCTGTCCAATACACTGAAGCTAAAATGTTTTATGGCTTTCAGATTATGATGGAAAATATACACAGTGAAACTTATTCATTGTTAATTGACACATACATTAAAGATAAGGAAGAACAAAATAAATTATTTAATGCCATTGAAACTGTTCCTGCTATTAAAAGAAAGGCGGAGTGGGCATTAAGATATATCGAAAAAGGAACTTTTGTTGAAAGACTTATTGCTTTTGCTGCGGTTGAAGGTATCTTTTTCTCTGGGTCATTCTGTGCAATTTTCTGGTTGAAAAAAAGAGGTTTGATGCCAGGTTTAACTTTTTCTAACGAATTGATTTCTCGTGATGAAGGTATGCATTGTGATTTTGCGTGCCACCTATTCAATCATCATATTGAAAACAAACTATCACAAAAGCAAATTAAAGATATTATCTGTGGTGCTTTAGAAATTGAGAAAGAATTTATTCTTGAGGCTTTACCAGTAAGACTTATTGGTATGAACTCAGATTTAATGGCGCAGTATCTTGAATTTGTAACAGATAGATTATTAGTTGCTTTAGGCGTTCCTAAGGTTTACAATTCAGAAAACCCATTTGATTTTATGCAAAATATTGCTCTACAAGGAAAAACAAATTTCTTTGAAAAGAGAGTTGCTGAATATCAAAAAGCGGGTGTTAATAAAACTGCAGAAGCAGAAGATCTAGAATCAGCATTTGGTGATTTGGAATTTTAAAAATATAATTTGAGATGAAAGTACTAAAAAGAGATGGAACGTTAGAAGAGATGAGATATGACAAGATCACTAAAAGAATTAGTGCTCTATGTGATGATCTTAATATGGATTATGTTGACCCAACATTTATTACACTTAAAGTTACTCAAGGAATTTATGATGGAATATCAACTAAAGAGTTGGATGTACTAGCAGCAGAAACTGCAGCATCTATGACAACAACACATCCTGACTATGCAAAATTAGCAGGAAGATTAGCTGTCACAAATTTACACAAGACAACACCAAAGAAGTTTTCTCAGGCTATTAAAGAATTACATTCTTTTATTGAGCCAAAGACTGGTAAAGAGTCAACATTAATTTCTGATGAAGTGTATGAATTTGTAATGGACAATAAAGAAATTATTGACGGTGCAATCAACATTACAAGAGATTTTGATTTTGATTATTTTGGTTTTAAAACTTTAGAAAGATCATATCTTTTAAAGATTGGCGAAAGAACAGTTGAAAGACCACAGTACATGTATATGAGAGTTGCTGTTGGTATTTGCAATGGTGATGTCCAAATGGCATTGAGAATTTATGACGATTTATCACAACATTTTTATACACATGCAACACCAACATTATTTAATGCTGGAACACGCAGACCACAAATGTCATCATGTTTCTTAATTGGAAACAAAGGTGATGATATCGATGGATTATTTGATACAATCAAAGATGTTGCGAAAATTTCTAAATGGGCTGGCGGTATTGGTCTACATGTTCACGATGTTCGTGCTAAAGGTGCTTATATTAAAGGTACCGGAGGTATGTCAGATGGCTTATTACCAATGATGAAAACCTACAATGAAGTTGCTCGTTGGATTAATCAAGGCGGTAAAAGAAAAGGTTCTTTTGCAATTTATCTTGAGCCATGGCATTCAGATGTGTTGGAATTCATCGATCTAAGAAAGAATCACGGTAAGGAAGAAATGAGAGCTAGAGATTTATTCTTAGCTATGTGGACACCAGATTTGTTTATGCAGCGCGTTGAATCTGATGGCGATTGGTCATTATTTTCACCAGACGAAGCACCAGGACTTTCTGATGCATACGATACACCGGAAGACAAAGCATTTACTCGTTTATACGAACAATATGAGTCAGAAGGTAAAGCTAGAAAGGTGATGAAAGCCAGAAAACTTATGGACGCTATTTTAACAGCACAAATTGAGACAGGTACACCATACATGTTATATAAAGATGCTGCTAATTATAAATCAAATCAAAAGAATTTAGGTACAATTAAATCCTCAAATTTATGTACTGAAATCATTGAATATAGTTCACCAACAGAACAAGCGGTGTGCAACTTAGCTTCTATCGCCCTACCAAAATATATTTTAGATGGTGAATTTAATCATCAATTATTATTTGAATACACTTATCAAGTTGTTAAGAATTTAAATAATGTTATTGATTTGAATTTTTACCCAACAGAAGAAACTAAAAGATCTAACTTCAAACATAGACCAGTTGGTTTGGGTGTACAAGGATTAGCAGATGTGTTCTGCATGTTGTCACTACCTTTTGAAAGTGAAGAGGCAGATAAATTACAAACAGAAATTTTTGAAACAATTTATTTTGCTGCAGTAACATCATCAAAAGATATTGCAAAAGAAGTTGGGGCATATGAATCTATTTCCGGTTCACCAATAGAAAAAGGTATTTTCCAATACGAAATGCG